AGTATAATTTATAGATATATAATCAAAATCATTTAGCTGTTTTATCCATTTAGATATGGCTTGTGGAGTAACTGAGTATAATTCGGCAAAGTAGTTATTACTTGCCCAGCAGTAGCCTTCTTTATTGCTTAGTGCTGTTATTTCTCCGTAAAGTAATTTGCAGTTTGCCTTTAGTCTTTTGTCATACCTAACATCAGACGATATGATTGCGTAGTAATTTGGTTTATGTTCCATTTCGTAGTGGTTTAAGATGACAAAACCCCTAAAGAGCCACTACACTTCTTTAAGGGTTTGTCGGTTGCTAAATAAATTAGCTATGTTTTCCGTTGCAAGTAGTGGTTTGCGTTGCAAATATACAAATAATTTTAATATAAAAAAGTGTGTCTTTCCACACCTGTCACCTATAGAGTGTTTTATCGGCCATTATGAATAAATCATTAGTAGACACCGATAGCGAAACAACCAACACTCTTGCCTACATTGTAAGGTTTACAAGGAATTTTATTTGTCTACTAACTACTAAGGTCAGGTGGATGGAATCGAACCATCTATCTTCCTTTCGATCGGTTACGTATCCAATACGCCACACCTGATTATTTTACAAAGATACTAATTATATTGATTCACAAAGAAATTTTCCTTAATATATTCTACGATTACCTCTTTTATTTCCTCTTCATCAATGTAAAGTCTTTGCATCATATCAATTCCAAGCTCTACGCTTACATTTACCTCTGAGTTTAACATATTTGCAGTATAACTCTCTGATCTTCTAATCTTCTTAGAGAACTCTCTCTTGTTCTTGCAATCTGATAACTCGAATATAATTCTTTGTAGTGTCTTACTTTCCATCTCTAATTCTTTTTAGTTTCTCAATATATAATACGGCATCAAGTAATTCTTGCTTTAAGTGCTCCAGGAAGTCGTCACTCTGATTCTCGTCTAGAGTTGTTCCGTACTTCTTTTGTCCAACCATACTTCTTTGTGCCAGTTGAAACATAACTGATGAAACAATAGTGTCTTCCTTAATCTTATTCTCTTTCACCACTTCAGCATTTCTAACTACTATATCTTTAATAACTTCGTCTAAGAACATATTTACTTGTTTAAAAATTTATTAATTGAAACCAATTCTCTATTAGCCTCTTCCATTCTCCTATTCAACTCCCTATCGAATACATTATCAAACATATGCTTAATTTTGATGCTTTCTTCAGTGGTCTTTCCATTCATAGCCATAAACATTAATGAATTAACATCCTCTGATAATGATTCTTTTTTCTTCGCTGCTGTTATTGTATCAAATATTAATCTTGCTTTCTTAATGATACTGCTTTTAATTTGTGTTGTTCCCATTTTTATTTGATATATAATTAAACAATTCCTTGTATGATAATAATGCCTCTCTCTCGGCATCCTCTTGGTTTGAGAATATAACTCTGTTTCTTTTAGAGTCCTTCTCTTTTAAATCTATTCTCTTGTATTTAATTGTATTCTTGAGTCCTTCTAGATTGTCGTTTAGTTCATACCTAACAACATAAAATCCGTAGTCTGCTTTCTCTACTGAGAATGCTACCTTTACTTCCTTGTTGATCAATCCTACAATAGCCATATCCTCTTCCTTTGGGAAGAATTTCTCTACTTTATTTTTTGCCATAATTTAATTTTTAAAACATTTCCACTTCTAATAAATCAATCTTCACGTTTAAATTATCTATCAATCTAACCTGAACGTAGTTCTTAATTAAATTCTTCTGCCATCTAGACCCATAACATTCTCTATATGCTCTACAAGTTCTTATAAAGTGATTTTTAGAGTCTTTTAAGACACTTTCCGCATACTTTATACCCTTACCTTTGATTCCGCTAATTGAGTCCGTAGAATCGCCCATAATAACTTGCAACCATAAATTATAGTTTGCCTCACTTTCGCTTATTTTAGATACTTCTCCGAATCTTCTATAATATGTATCGAACAATGTTATTGGGTATTGCTTAAGGTCTTTATCCATTCCAGCTACAAGTATTTCAGTAAAGGGATATTCATCTGATAACTTCCTCCAAGTAGATATAATCACATCGTCACTCTCATACCCTTGTATTCCGTAAGCATTCCAGGATCCAATTAAGTATTCTTTAATCTCCTTGTAAAATTTTGGAAGTTCTTTGTTAGCCCTACCAATCTTATAGCTATTAACAATCTTCTTTCTGAATAGATTATTGTAAGGTCTCTCGGTAAATATTACATAGTGACTAGCTGAAGATTTGCCTATTATGTTTGATAGTGCCTCGTCAACCTTATCATATGCTTGATCTACCTCATCGCAAGAACCCCCTATGTAACATAGGGAGTCTGCATCTATTAAGATTATTTTATTCATATACCTAACTCTTTCTTTTGCGCTGGAGTTACATCATATTTTTCCAACATTTTAATTGTACCCTCTCTATTTGAAGCTAATGCTTTCTTAACTGCATCCATATCAGAGATTGTTGGTTTATTAGTATTTGTAGCTGTGGAGTTATTAGGTTTTGTAACTTCTACTGGCTTACGATTAGGGTTATCAATATCATCTTCGTCAGTACTAATGTGGAAGTACTTAAGTAAGAAGTATCTCTCTGCATATGTTAATGCTGACCCAAGACCTTTCTCCCAATCATTCTGACCATTCGCAGCGAAATAATTCTCATCTTTCTCTACAGTCTCGCAGTCAATCCAAGTGAATCGCATAGTTGCTTTGGTAAGTATCTCACTCTTAAGACCATTCTTTGTTGTATAGTCTTGTCTTGTATTCTCAATATCTAATACCTCTTGCTTAAGGATAATTCCGAATTCATTCATAAGTGGTTTGATATGCTCTAATACTTTTGATCCAGATACATATTGGTATCCAAATGATTTTGAATCCTTACCAAGTCCTACTACTCTTTTTTGAATCTCTAATAATTTTTGAAATAAATTCATCGTACTTTCTTTTTTTGTTGTTGCCATAGTTGTATTTTTTTTAGATTAAAAAAGGAGTACCTGTTTTAGATACTCCTTATAAATGTTGTGTTGTTACTAATACTAGTTAGAACGGGAGGTCATTGTGTACAGCCTCTTCTTTCTTGCTAGGTGCAGATGAATTGCTTTGCGGTTGTTATGCAACAGATATGTTTCCGTCTGTCCAAAATACACGACCATTACCTACATAAAATTTGTCTTTTTTAGAATCTCTTTCTTCTTTGCTTTGAGATACAAATGCAGATACATTCTGAACTACTGTTCCATTCTTACCTTCGAATGTTTTTACTTCGTCATTAATTGATACCGTAATATCAATACCGCTTAATTCTTTAGCGTTAACACCTCTCAATAGTGTCTCAAGTGTTTCTTTCTTTAAATAAAGATTTGATAATGAACTCATTTTTAATATAATTTAACTCTCCTACCTTTTTACTACTGTTGTCGGATATTCAGCTTTGCAAATATAAGTATAATATTTTAATATACAAGTGATTACATAATATTTTTTTGCATTTCCAACAAATAAAATTCTTCCATACTCCAATTCTCCTTTAAGGAGTCTATAACTCTTTCTAATTTATGGTATAGATAAATGTTCTCAGTCTGCTCTGCAAAATCCATAATCTCTTCTAGTTCTGCAATGATTTGTGGTTTATTCATATCTTAATTAATTAAATAATATATCATATATTTCTTCCTTTAACTCTAGCTCGTCAGTCTGACTCATAATCATTGTTATGTCAGTTCCGTTGTAAAATACCGACTGAACTACTATCTCTGGGTTGTATTCTGGATCGCTATCAACAACAACCTCGTACTCAACCTCTACTTCCTGAAACCTGTAATTAAATATTCCCTTCATAATTTACATTGTTTTCTTTAAAAAATTCTTCAACACTAATAATTTTATAGCCTTTATTCTCGGCAAACTTTCTCCAATAGTTCTTGGCTTTTATATCTAAGGCGTCGCATATATCCGCAATTCCATTGTACTTAACTTCTTCACCGCTAGGGGAAAGTGCCTTGATAACCTTATATGTTCTGCTATCTGCATTAACATAGTCCTTTGGTCTTGTTGTTCCGTGTACCCTAACGTACTCAACACCCTCAAAATCATCTTGGGTAAACTTATTGTATTCCTTATAGTTAAGTTTATTTAGGTGTTGTTTTCTTAATATTTTTGCTACTTCGAATAGCGTAAATTTTCTTGACTCCATAATTACTTTTTTTGTTTGGTTTCCCAATTACTATTTATTAAACTACAATTTTTAAATCGGCCTAGAGATAGGTCTCCTTTATCGTTTATGAATGTAAATCCGTATTGGTTACTCCATAGTACGTTATACCACTTATATCTAGTTATAGCCTTTCTAATTAAACCATTTGTTATGACTGACGTACACCTAACTTTCATCGCTTTCGTCTTCAAAATCACAATGCTCTAAGCAAGATGAACACAAGTCACTCCATATGTAGTGTCTTTCTGCACCACAACAGCTACTATACTCTTCCATATCTTATTTGTTTTTAAATTGTTAATCACTCTCATTTAGTTTAAATTAGTTCTAATATCTATATTGTATATCTCCTTA